TGCAGGAAAAGCTGATCTTGGAATTAGAACAACAAAGTCAGTCAAGTCTATTGGCTGTTCTATGATAAAATTACTAGTAGAACAGAATCAATTAATCATCAATGACTTTGAAACTATAAGAGAATTTTCTACGTTCAGCAAGAAAGGAACATCGTGGGAAGCTGAACCTGGAAATCATGATGATCTTGTTATGGGTCTTGTTCTCTTTGGTTGGTTAAGTAATCAGAAATTTTTTAAAGAACTAACTGATATAAATACTGTAAGTCAACTGAAAGAGATCAGTGAAGACAGAATGATGGAGGAACTTGTTCCTTTTGGAATTATAGACACTGGTACTGATCACTATGAAGAAAATCCTGTTGTTTCAACTAAAGGCGACAGTTTTCTATCTGTTGATCATGATGGATGGAAAAATGTGAATTTCTAAAAATGAAAAAATTATAAATAATAGTAGTTGAACAACCAATATATCAATATAGGAGAGTTAACATGCCTTTTCAATTAAGCCCAGGCGTAAATGTAACTGAGATCGATTTGACAACAGTTATTCCTGCGGTAGCGACTACCGACGGAGCAATTGGCGGTGTTTTTAGATGGGGACCTTGTAACACAGAAACCCTCGTCACCAACGAAGATGAACTCGTAGCACGTTACGGCAAGCCTACAAATCTAAACGCAGAGACTTGGTTCACTGCACAATCTTTTCTTTCATACGGTAATAGTTTGTATGTTAGCCGAGCCCACCAAGACGCAAAAGCTGGCGATCACGTAAAAGCGACAGCTATCTTGGAAACTGGCAATACTACACTTACTATCGAATCTATTAGTCTCGGTCTTGCTTCAGGCGATGTCATCTTCGGTGACGGCATACCTGCTGGCGCTACTGTAGATACAGTTACAGAAAATGTTTCGAACACTGTAGTAGTAATGACAATCGCTGATGGTGCTACTGTCACTGGTTCTCGTGAAATTCAGATTTTCGATCCTGAACTTCAATTTAGCGCAATTGCCAACTCTGGCTTTGCAAATCTTACAAATCACGTTGTAACAAACGAAGATGATTACGAAAGTGCTGGAGCCGGTTTTGAATCAGACGTACAGTTCATTGCACGTTATCCTGGCGCAATCGGTAACTCTTTGAAAGTATCTGTTTGTGGTACTACAACTGCATTTGAGCAGTCAATTTCTATGGCTACTCTTGAAGATACTGCAACATATGCCAATGGCGATTTGATTCCTTCTCTGAGCAAAGCAGACATTGAAATTCCTTCACTTGCTTTCTCAATTGGATCTAACACAGCAACACTTACTGTGGCGGGCGGCGGTGGTGCCGTAGCAACCTCAGAAGACACGCAAGCTGTTTGTACTGAATTCACAACACAATTTTCTGTAGGCGATATCGTTGAAGCTGGTAACAGTTCAATTGGTAAAGTTTATCTTGAAATTAGTGCAATCGGCACGCCAGCTTCAGATGGCGCTGATTCAACTGTAACACTTTCTTTCACTGAAAGATATACACTTGGTACAGCATTTACCACTACTTCTACTATCGGTAGAAAGTGGCAGTATTGGGATCTTGTAGAAGGCGCTCCTGGTCAGTCGAACTATCAAGCGATTAAAAATTCTGCTGTTAATGACGAAATGCACGTAGTTGTTGTAGACGAAGACGGTGTTGTCACGGGTACTCCTGGCACTATTCTTGAAGTATGGCAACAGCTTTCACGCGCAACTGACGGTAAAGGCGAAGATGGCGGTACCAACTATGTTAAAGACGTATTGAATCAGTCTTCTAACTTCATCTGGTACGGCGGTGGTAATGTTTCTGGTCTGACAGAAGCAGAAGCAACTGATCTTTTAGCCGCAGGCACGGCCGCGAATGTTCCTTACAGCAAGTCATTTGTTGGTGGTCGTGATCTCTCTGGTGAGAGTTCTACTCCTTTCGCGAACTTGATCGATGCATACTCTGTATTCAAAGATTCTGAAGAGATCGATATCTCTCTCGTTCTGAACGGTAAGTCTCGTGACGGCACGAACGGCACTCAAATGACTCAGTGGTTGATTGATAATATCGTTGAGCATCGTAAAGATTGTGTACTCTTCACTTCACCTGAGAAAGCTGACGTTGTAAATAACGCTGGCGGCGATGAAGAACTTGATGTTGTAGCTTTCAGAAACTCTCTGTCTTCTTCTTCTTACGTTGTAATCGACAGCGGCTACAAGTACACCTACGACAAGTACGGTGATTTGTATCGTTGGGTACCTCTCAACGGCGATATCGCTGGTCTTTGTGTACGTACAGACGATGAGCGTGATCCTTGGTGGTCACCTGCTGGCTTCAACCGTGGTCAGATTAAGAATGTTGTTAAACTTGCTTGGAATCCCAAGAAAGCAGAGCGCGACTTGCTCTACAAGAATGGCGTTAACCCAGTAGTTCGCTTCAAGGGTGAAGGCGTTATTCTGTTCGGTGACAAGACTGGCTTGAAGAAGCCTTCTGCATTCGACCGAATCAACGTTCGAAGATTGTTTATTGTTCTTGAGAAAGCCATTGCTACTGCCGCTAAGTACAGCCTCTTTGAATTCAACGATGAATTCACCAGAGCGCAGTTCGTGAATACAGTAGAGCCATTCCTGCGTGAAGTAAAAGCAGGTCGTGGTGTATACGACTTCGCAGTAGTGTGTGATGAAACAAACAACACACCTGAAGTAATTGATCGTAACGAGTTTGTTGGTGATATCTACATCAAGCCTGCACGTTCAATCAACTTCATTCAGTTGAATTTCATCGCTGTTAGAACTGGTGTAGAATTCTCCGAAGTTATCGGTAATTTCTAATAAATAGTATAAATACAACAAACTCTAACAAGTAGGAGAAATTTAAATGGCTTTTTCAATAGAAGAATTCAAAGGTGCATTTGCAAATGACGGCTATCGGCCGTCATTGTTCAGCGTATTGCTGGTAGGTCCTCATGGATTTGATACGTCTCTTGTTGTGCAGGCTACTTCGGTACCTGCACAGACAGTTGGTGTGGTTGAAGCACCTTACTTTGGACGTAAAATCAAACTTGCGGGCGACAGAACATACGCCGAATGGACTACCACTGTTCTTTGTACAGAAGATATGGCTTTGAGAAGACATCTCGAAGACTGGTCTACAACAATCAACTCTGGTGAAGGCAACTTGAGAAATGAAACACCTGCCCAGTATAAAGGGTTAGGTCTCATTCAATTATATGGAAAGCGTTCAGCGGGTGCGAAACACAACTTTTTTGTCAATGGTATTTGGCCAACTGATGTAGGTACATTGGATCTTGATTGGAATACAACTGATACAATTGCC